CATCCCCGATGATGCCGGGCGGGATTTCCAGGGCGATACGCATTAGGCCCCCACGGCGGTCATGTAGGCTTGCAGGGCGTTGTGAAGGGCCAGAATGTCGCCAGCGGTCAGGGCGGCGCCCATGTAGATCGCCCCAAGTTGGTTGGAGCTGAAGGTCGCGGCCCCCCCGTCAAAGTTGTGGGCAAGCACGTACATGCTCAGCGTCGATCCAGCGCGAGACACCGCGACGACATTCGTCACGAAGGCGCCGTTCTTGTAGATGTCGAACGAGCCCGATGCGGTGCGAGTTGCCGTCACGCTTCCAATGACGCTCGCATTCACCGCTTGAAGGGTGCCGCTATCACTGACCTGATACTGCGTTCCGACGTTTGAAAGCACGTAGGCGGATTTGAGGGTCGCTGTTTCGTAGGCGCCCAAATCCATCCCGCCGCCGCCAGGCCCGGAGCGCAGCCAGCGCCCGAAGCTATGGTCGTTCTGGCCCCACTTCGGGCCGGAAGATGCCGCGTATCCGGTGTCGAGATAGGCCGTCGCCCCGTCCCCGGTGAACCCGCGATCCGCGGTGAACGTGGGCGAGTTGTAGGCGGTCGAGTTGTAGCTGCTGCTCACCCAGTTCAGCAGGGCATTGGCTTGGGCGTCAGCGGCGTAGACTTGCAGAACGTCCAGCTTCGGCCAGACCCCATCGCGGATCAGCGACGTGATCAGCCGATTGATGACGATCTGGCGAGCCCGCGAGGGCGTCGGCGACATGCGCGCAATGAGCGCCTTCGTCTCAGGCCGAAAGCTGGCCTGGCGCCAAAGCCCCCGGTTCCCGAAATAGGTCACGAACCGCCACCCCAGAAGCTGGCGGCGATCTTCGTGGCGTTGCCCGATCCGTCGATAGCCACGACCCGGCCAGAGACGATGCACCAGGCTCCAGCCGCGCCGGTCGTCGCTATAGGGGTCCCGTTGTCGCCCCATTGCCAAGCGGCGTTATAGGCGAGTTGGTAGGTGTAGGTTCCGCCGCTCGGAGGCTGAAGGACGCGGACCAGGATGTCATCGCCGACCTTACAGCCCGAGGGCGCCCCCAGGGTGCGGGAGGACCCGACGCCCGACGTCATGGTCAGCTCAGCCGCAGCGCCGCTGGAGACGTTCCAGGCCACGGTTGAGGCGTCGGTCAGCGTCTGCGAGGCCTGGGCGTCACGCAGCGCGCCGGGCGTGGTTGGCTTGGTCGTGCTTGTTCCGGTCCGCACGTCGGCCGCGGTCGCCAGCGATAGGTCGGAGATATCCGCCATGACCAGCAGATGCGGAAGCCACGACGTGCCGTCGCAGTAGACGACCTTGCCCGTGTTCCCCACGATGGCCGGCAGAGAGCCCGTCGCGCCAAGCACCGCCTGGTCGATGTAGTCCTTCAGCCCGTGGCCGGAATAGCCCGCCTCATATACCCCAGAGGCGTCGCAGAAGACGACCACCTTGCCGGTCGGGGGAACCGCAACAGTCGCCCCGGCCCCCGTGGTCATGGTCACAGCGACGTTGGTCGCGTTCCAGACCAGATACTGCTTGGCCTTGCTCGGGATCGTCACCGTGGGCGCCGAAGAGAGCGTCCCGGTGAACTTCAGCATGGCCTGATAGGCCTCGAAGTCCGCCGCCGTGGTGGAGCTTGTCGAGGTCGTGAGCGTCCGATCTCCCGTCAGGGCGATGGCGACATAGCCCGCGATGCCCTTGGACAGGCGCATGAGGGCGTTGTTGAGCTTCGGATCGCCCCAGGCGTTCAGGCCCTCGCCTGCGGCCTGCTGCTCGACGCCGAGTTCTGCGGTGTAGCTGGAGGGCATTAGAGGTTAGCTCCAGTGTCCGCCCGCTTCCAATTCGTACCGTCCGAATGGGCGAGGCGCTTGAGGTCCGTGACGTAGACGACGCAGTTGATGAAATCCGCCGCGGTCGGGAGATTGGCTTGCAGACAGGCGTAGACCGGCTTTGGAGAGGCAGGCTCTTCGAGGATCGAGACCCGAGCCTCGAGGCCGGTCAGGTACTCCAGAAGCTGCGCTGACCCCTGGAACGGAGGCGCGGCCATCAGACGATGGACCCAGGCGCCACGGTCATGTTCTGCGGCCCTGAAGTGAGATCGCGGGCTTCCATGCCGTTGATGTCTGCCATCAGGGACCGGAAACGACTTCCCCAACGGTCGGCCATGTTGTCGTCTTCCTTGAACAGGTAGACGGCTTCCAGGGCGCCCCAGAGGTAGAGGTAGGGGTACTTCGTCAGGACGACGTTCGTGTCGCCATCAGCCGACAGGACGGTCGGGGTCTTGTAGTAGAGCGCCTTACCCGTGGCCGACCCGCTGAAGGCCGGCGCGAAATGAAGCTGAGATCCCTCAACCGCGACGCTGGTCGGGTAGGTGTCGGTTCCGTTCTTCGCCATCATGTCCGACGCCGCTTCGGCGCTGATCGTGGCGATGAAGGTTCGCGGGCTGGTGTCTAGATACAGGCGCTTGAACGCCAGGAAGCCGGTCGGCGGGCTCACGTACTCGGCATTGACCGTTATATCGGCCGTCGCCAGGAGCACGTTGGCGCGCAGGCCCCGCGCGATCTCCTGGTGAGCATAGGCGATGAAGTCGGGGACCACAGACGTGATGTCCGTGTAGGTCGCCCAAGCCTCCACCGCCGTCTTCAGCTCGGCATAGGTTGAGATGCTCATCGGATGTGGCCGTTCTTGAAGTCGAGTTGGCCGTCAGCCGTGCGCAGCGCCGCCCAATCGGGGTCGGAAAGCTTCTGGAACCACCTCTTGCGCACGTCGGGGTCCGACATGTTCCAGGGATCCCAGCCCTCGTGCTGCTTCCAGGCGAGCATGATCGACAGCGGGACCGAGGCGACGCGGCGCATGGTCCGGTCCTGGGTGTAGCCGTCGTTGTGCAGCCGGGCGGCGCGGTTCTGCTCAATGAGCGGCGCCACGTCCTGCACCGAGTGGACGATCCCGCCCCCCTGCCCGTCGTCTTCCCAGTAGTGGGCGACGTCACCAGGCGCGGAGGGCGCGATCAGAAGGCTGCGGTCGCCCATCAGACGGCCTCGGCGAGCCCGCGTTCTTCGAGTTCATCGACGCTCTCGGAGGGCGCGTAGAAAAGATCGCCGTGCGAGAAGAACTCGTCACCAACGCCGCCCTCGTGAACGCCCTTGGAAATGCGGCCGGCGCCCTTCTTGAGCACGCGCATCTGCACGAACTCGCCGGGAGCGGCTTCCTTCACCTTGGCCTTGGCGCCCTTCTTGGGCTTTTCGACAGGAGCGGCTTCGGGAGCGGCTTCCTGGGTCTCGGCGACGGGTTCGTTCTGGTCTTCGGACATGTGGTCCTCGTGAAGATTGGGGCCGCCCAGGATGAGCGGCCCCGCTAGGGTCAGGTCAGGTCGGCCACGACCGCGTGAGCGGCCTCGTTGCGGACGACGAGGGTCGCTTCCATGGTCATCAGCTCGCGGTTGCTATCGCCGGTCTTGGCGAGGGCTTCCGTCTTCACGCCGTCCAGGCTCGCCACCGCAGCCATCGACGGATCGACGAGCGCGATGTCGCGGGTCAGGCCGTACGGGTGCGGCACGAGAGCGATCTCGTTGAAGTCGCCCACGTAGACGTCAGCGCCGGCGATGATGGTGGCTTGGCCGCGGCCGGTGACTTCCTTGCGGATGTCGGCGATCCCGGTGAAGGCCGAGAACTGCTGCTTGTGGGTGGCGCCCATGAAGGCGACCTTCACGTCAGCCCCGGTGTTGAAGGCGGTCGCGAGGGCCGCTTTCACCAGAGCTTCGGTGAGGGTGCGCTGAGTGCCGTTGGTCGCAGCCGAGACAGTGCCGCCCGAATAGCCGCCGTCGGAGCCTCCAGAGCCGCGGCTGTCGTTGGTGGTGATCCAGGCCAGCAGGCCAGCCGAGCGCCGCGGAGTGGAGCCGCCGGACTCGTCGTTGCTGGCGTAGTTGCCGATGAACCGCTTTTCCATGTCGCGGCGGATCTCGACGCCCTTGATCACGCGCTGGCGGACCAGCTCGGACGAACGGCCGGCGAGATCGACGAGCTCCTGAGTGCGGGAGACGCCGTAGGCCTTGACGAAGATCTGGCAGAAGTTCTTCAGCCGGGTCGTGGTGTTGGCGGCCAGGGTCGGCGCGTCGTCACCTTCCACCGCGGCGTTGGTGGCGTCGGCGGCGGCCAGGCTTTCGGTCTGCCATTCGTGGGTCCGGGCCTTGGCCTTGCCCTTGCCGATCATGGAGACGAACGGGGTCTTTTCCGGCGCGACGCGGTAGATCACATCTTCCAGGTCTTCGCGCTGGCCGACCGACGAAGCGGTCGAAACGAGGTTAGAAGGAACGGTCATATCAGCCTCTTGAGGTCAGATAGGCCACCGCGTCGTCGATGCTGCCGGTCTTCTGGAAAGACCTTTTGGCGGCTTCGGCGGCGGCCACTTTTGCGGGGACGTGCGGTTGCGCGGCAGTCGGCCGAGAGGCCGCTTTCGGCGCAGGCGCAGCGGGTTTGGGGGTGGCGGGCTTGGCCTTCAGCGCGGCTTGGGCTTGATCCCAGAGCATCGCCTTGTGAGCGATCAGCATCTCGCGAGCGCTGATGAGCTGCACGGCGTCGCGGCCGATGCCTTGGTTCAGCAGGTAGGACGTCACAGCCTGGCGGCTCTCGGCGCCCTTCTTCACGTCGGACACATCCGGCGCGAGGTCTGGGGCGATTTCGGCCAGAACCTTCCACTCAGCCCGGGCGAAAGCGGTGTTCGCCTCGATCTGGGCTTGCTCGTTCGCCTGGCGAAGCTGGACGAGTTGGGATTGCTCCTTCTCGTACTGCGTCTTGAGGCGGAACGCGGCGTCGGTCCCGTGTTCCTCGGCGACCTTCTCCCAATCCGGCTGACCTTCACCCCATCGGGATTTGAAGGTCTGGACGGCTTCGGGAAGGAAGCTGTTGAGGCTTTCGGCGAGCTTCTGAATGCTCGCCATTTCCTGCTGTGCGGCCTCGGCTTGCGCCTTGGCTTCCGCCTTGGCCTTGGCGGTGACTTCCTCTCGCGGCCCCTCTTGCGCCAGGATTTCGGCCTGGAGCTCGGGATCGAGTTGAGCGAACTTCGCCTTGGCTTCCGGTTTCCAGTAGAGCGGCGCTTCGAGCCGGGTTTCGGCCTGCTCTTGCTCCTGCTCAGCTTCCCCGCCTTCGGGCTGTTCGGGCTCTTGGGCGGTCTCATCGGCGGCACTGGTGGCCGCTTCGATCTCTTGGTCAGCGGCCGGCGCGTCCTGCGCGCTCTGCTGCTGGGGTTGGTCCTGTTCGTCGGGCGTGGTCAGCAGCGCAACCGCGCTGTCAACGTCAAGCGCCCCGGCGTCCGAAACTTCGGGGTCCATCAGTCACCTTGTGGTGGGGTTCAGTGGTCGAGCCTGGTCAGGCCCGCTTGCGAAATGGCGCTTGCCGCCAGCAATCCGTCGTCGATCACGTTCCGAAGGGCCTTGCGCACCGCATCCACGGTCTGGGCCGCACGGTGGAGGGTCAGAACCTTCTCGGGGTTGTTCGGAGAGGTCTCGACTAGGGCCTGCATGATGGCGCCCCGGACCTCATCGAAGGCCCATTCGACCTCTTCGAGCTCGCGAGCGGCCCGCTGGCCTCGCGCCTGGCGTTCGCGGTCATCCATCAGCCCGGTTCCCCGCCCGGATAGACTTCAGACGTGCCGCCAGCCGGAACCTGGGCGCCGGTCATCAGGTCCACCATGCCAAGCTCGCGCTTAAGCTGGATTTCAGCAGCCAACTGCTCGCGCTTCAGGGCCAGTTCCTGATCCACTTGGTAGCGCTTGAGGGTCATTTCGGCCTCAAGACGCTGTGCGGCGAGTTGGTGGTCGAGTTCGGCCTTGCGGATCGACGCGGCGGTATCGGCCTTGACCTTCTCGGCCTGGATCACAGCCTGGGATTGGGCCTTCTGGCCCTCAAGCTGCATCTGCTTTTCGACCTTCACCACGTCGGGGTCAGGTTGAGGCGGTTGGGGCTCCTGCTTCTTCGGATCGGACCAGAACCGCTCGGGCGCCTTCGATCCGACAGCGCGTTCCCAGGCCACCAGGGCGCTATGGGCGTTGTCCGCGTCCAGCAGCGGCCCGCTCAGGCCACCTTGAGCCGCGGCGAGGCGTTCCATGAGCGCAATACGCTGGTTCGCGACCATGATGTCGTGATCCCGGCCAGCCGAGCCGATCCCAACCTCAATCGCCAGGTTGCAGCGCGCCGGCCATTCAGCAGGCATGGCGCTCTGCCATTGTCCGCCGATCTTGGCCTGGATGGGTTCGTGTTCCTCACTCATGTACTCGCGAAGGGCGCCGTGAACTCCGAGGAACAGGTCTTTGATCAGGGTCTCGGCGAACATGCGCGCGATCATCCGAACCCGCTTCTGCGCGGCTCCGATGAGCACCCGAGCGCCCGCGGCGGTGTCGTGCAGCGTGTCAGGGTTCAGGCCCTGCGCGTTGCGCACCACACCCGACCGGCTCTCGGCCATGGTGGAGGCGTATTCCAGGGACGGGAGGACTTCGCCCATGGTCCCCGACGAGATCGGCCGCACCGCACCCGGCGTTTTCACCCGGATCGGCGAGCCCGGCTCGTTCCGCAGGAGGTCGGAGATCGTGAACTCGCTTGCCTGGGTCTCGGCGACTTCCATGCGCTGGTTGAGCGCGAAATAGATGCTGTCCAGATGGCTCCGCAGGAGCACGGTCTTGATCTTCTGGACCTCAATCAGGAGGTCGGCCACCGAGAGCCCGTGGAATCGGTGTGGAACGAGGTAGGGCGTACCAGCCGCGAACGGGATGACGTTGACCTGTTCCTTCTCAATGAAGGTCTTCTCTTCGGCGTCTGTGGTGATTTCCCACAGCTCAAGCTTGCCGTCGCCGTCGAGGTCGATGCGCAGATAGTGCTTGCGGGTCTCGACCATGCGCAGATCGTCGGGGCTGTTGTCGTCAGCCTGGTTGTGCTCTTCGGCGGTGTCGCGCTCTTGCTCCACCGAGCCGTTGCGGATGGTGTAGAGCGGCAGGCTGCGGGCGATCTCCGGGTCAACGCCACGAGCGATCAGATCCTGAACCCGAGGCCGCGACCTCATGCAGCAATAGGTCGTATCGCGCAGGCTCACCGTGTCAGGCGAGACGGAGAAATCCTCGCTCGGCACGGCCATGATCTTGACCTTGCCGTGAAGCTTCTTGTTCCCGAGCGAGACCTTGCCCGCTTCCGGGTCCTGAGCCTCCAGCATCTGCCCGGAGATTTCCGCAATCGCCTGGGCGAGCGGCGCCATCTCTTCGGGGACTTCGCTCTCGACCTCGAAGGTTTCCTCTTCCTCAAACCACCAATGGATAATCCCGGTCTTGGTGATCAGGCTGTCCTTGACGACCGAGGCGATGGCGAGGAAGCCCTCGTTCTCCTGAAAGACGACGTGCTGGACGACTTCGGTCTCGTCCTTGGCCTTCTGCTCGTCCTCCGCGCCCTGCGGAATGAACGTCGCCACGTCCTCGCCGCCGGTCAGAACCTCCATGAGGTCGGGGAACACGGTCTCGACGGCTTCGAGGACAGACCGATCAACAACCGACGAACGCCCCTTGGGCGCCGGGACGTCATCCATTTCGCCCTTGTAGTAGGCGAGGTTGCGCTCGCGCTCGGTCGTCAGCGCGCCAGAATTGCCGTCGCCGAAGCCGATGGAGCGCTTGCGCTCTTCACCGACCATGCGCAGCAGATCGGCGTCAGAATAGGCGAGCTTCTTGCCGTCTTCCTTCTCGGTCTCGCTCACCTAGACCACTCCCATAGAGGGCAACGCGAGAGCCTTGGACGACTTCGCGGGCTTGCGGCTGAGGGCGCCGTATCGAAACGCATCAGCCGCATGTGACGTCCAATCGTGCAGAGGGCGTTCGCGCCAAGTCTGACGCTTGCCGTCCCATTCGCGCCGGTATTGCTTCAGGGCCTCGATCCCCCGCGCGCACCGCTCGGCATCGAACCAGCATTTCGGCATCATCAAGCGGACCGCGTTGACCCCATCAGCGACTTCCTGCTGCGGAACCACGTCGATGTTGCGCAGGCCCATGCGCTCCAGGGTTTCCACCCGGCTCACGCCCGTCCCGAGCTCGCGCGCGTTGGCGTCATGCGGCAGGACGTGCGTTCCGTATCGGTAGTCCTTGGCCTCCAGGCGCTTGACGATGCTCGCCAGGCCCTCGCCTGAAACTTCCAGATAATCGACGATCCGCCGCTCGTTCCCGACGTCCTGGACGAACCAGATCGCGGTCGCGTCGTCGATCCCGAGATCCCACCAAGTGTCCACTCGAACGGTCGGCTCAATCGGGATACGACAGACCCGCTTGTCGGCTTCGGCTTTCGCCATTTCGGTCGCGTAGTACGACCCCTCAATCGAGGCGTCGAAGTCGCATTCGTATTCTCGGGCGAAGGCGTTCGAGTCCATGCTGTTACGCGCGTCCTCCAACTCCTGAGGGCTGAGAATACCGGTCTCGCTTGCCTTCAGAACCCACCAGGCCCAACCCTCAGTTCCGCGCTTGGCGAGCTGTAGGAGGTCGTAGAAGGTGTTCTTGCCGCGAGCCGATCCTGAGAACGTCGCTCGGCCGCTTCTGTCTGACAGCGCCGGGCGGATGACCTCAGTCCAAGCCCTCGGGTCCCAATCCCCGAACTCGTCGCAATCGACGTCATCTAGGTAGATGCCGCGGAGCGCGTCGGCATTGTCGGCCCCGTAGAGCCTCACCTGACCGCCGTTGGGCAGATCGGCCCGAAGCTCGGCCTCATTCCACGAAACGCCGGGAATCGGCGCCGTGTAGTGCTTGAGGTAGTCCCAGGCGACTGCTTTGGCCTGCTTCAGATACGGCGCCACATAGGCCACGCGGGGTCGAGGAAGCGGGCTGGTGAGCGCCGTCCTGACCAAGCCATTGAGCGCCGCGACGGTCTTCCCGGCGCGACGGTGAGCCACCACAACACGCCACCGGGCCGGGGATGCATGGTAGGGCATCCAGACCGAACGGGGGCGGTAGGGAATGACTACCTCTTTGACGGGTCCGGGGTGGCTTCCGTATCCGTCTGCGCCCATCGGATCACCTGTTGCACCGGCCCGCCCTCAGCGTCCGTGTGCTTCATCTGGACGGCCTCGCCGTACCGTTTGGGGTCCCACTTCGCGAGAAGCTTAAGCCTGGTCTCGATGCGCAGCTTGGACCGCTGCACGAACTCGGTGTCGCAGACTTCGCGCTCGTTCTCCCCTTCGCCCACGAACTTCGTGTCGCGAGAGCTGTCGTCAGCGATCTCAAGGCACTCCGTCGCGATGACGTCGAAACCAATTTCCCGCGCGCGTGCGATGGCGGAAGCAACCTCGGGCCGCTCCATCCAATTCCGCACCGTTCGATCAGTCGGCATCCCATCGTCTCGGCAGATGACGGCCATAGGCTCGCCCTTGCTGAGACGGTCGCAGATGCGTTCTAGGATCTCGTCGGTGTAGAGGGATGGGCGACCCATGGCGCTCCTAGCGGGTTAGTACACCGCCGCGAACGGACCGAGGGCGGTCGTGAACGTGGTCGGCGGGGTGATGGTGGTGATGGTCCCGTAGGTCTCGCCGGTCTTTTTGGAAGCGCCAGCGACGCCGATGGTGTGAGACCGGAAGCGGGCCGAGGTGCTGTCGAACTGGACGCCGACGAAATACTTGGCCGGCCCCTTGGCCTTGTAGACCGACGAGAAGGCGAACTTCTGATAAGCCGCCGTGCCTGATTGAGCGGTCGAGGCGCTGTTCGCCACCGGGGCGCCGTTGCTGTCGTACAGGATCGCGGTGACGTTGCCGGCGACGGCCGAGCCGTTCAGAAGCGCGATGCCGGTCAGGTCCGCGTTCAGCGGGACGTAGACTTCGGCGATGTAGGTCTCGCTTACCGAGGGCGTGGTGTCGGTGCCTGTCGTGGTCGTGTGGGGACCGTACGAGAGGGTGTTGAACACGGTGGGGCCAGCGAACGGGATCGCGGGGCCGATGCCGCCTTTGCTGAGTTGACCAGCGGTCGCCATGGGATCAGGGCTCCTTTAGGGCCGAAACTGATGTCGTGGGGGAGTTAGGAAATCGACGAAGAGACCGCTTTTCGGGGGGTCTCGGTATCAGCCGCCAACCCGGCGCATCCAACGCGAGTTCCGGGTCGGCGGGAGTGCTGGGATCAGCACTTCTTCTTGCCCTTCTTGGCCATGGTGAAATCACCCGCTTTTCGCGTGAGGGGCTGAAACGCAAAAGCCCCGGCGGTTAGGCCAGGGCTCGGGTCGCTTTGCGACAGGTCCGAAATTGTAGGTGTTCGGGTTCCGCGTCAAGCGGTGCGTTGCGCCTTGTCGTTATCCGCACGTCTTACGGATCGCACTCGCATCTTTTTCGTACTTCATACGCATTTACCTATTGCGCCCGTCCTGATTATCCGTATTATGTACCTATCAACGCAGCGGGGCACACGCCCCATGAATGGAGAGATTGAGATGAGCAATCAAGCCACGGGCAATTCCGCCCATCAGCCCCGGGAGGGTTTCATGGCTCCGACGTTCCGCATCTTCGTTCGCACCGCTGAAGGCGCCG